CCTGCTTTTCCAGCGCTTGAGCAAGTGCAGCGAACTGAGTTGCGTTAAGTGCGGAGTGGATTGCTTTTGGCAGGTAGTCTTTAATCTTCATCGGCCCACTTGTGTAAGCGATGGAGTTGAACTTGCCAGCGGCGATTGCTTCTGGAACATACGAAGTTTGGTAGCCATAGTGATTACCAAGGACAACGGCATATTCGTTAGTCAGGGCAATATCAGCACCGGCTGTAACTACTGCGAACGGTGCAGCTTCGTCAGTTGACTTGGCACGGAAAACAATAGTCCCCAGCTTTACTGGAGCGCTTGCAGCTGGTGGAGTGACGTTAATGTCACGGCGGTTGTAACCAACAGAAGGTTCGAAACCTTCGAACAGTACAAGGTCAGATAGACGCTTATCGCGTACTGGCATATCTTGGAAAGGCATGTTATTTCCTTTGAGTTAGGGGGTTATTACTTGCGGGTGAAACGGGCGATAGCAGCACGAGTTGCAGCATCTGCCGCGTCTGCATCAGCTTCTGTTTTTGCAGAGGTATCTAGCTCTGCGTCCTGACCTAGTTCGGTCATCAGGGCTGATTTCTCTACGGTCTGTTTTGCTTCTGCGAAGCCATCAACAACCGATTGGAAAGTTGCGTCGTCGAGTGCAGCCAAGCTGGCCATAAGTCCGTCAACACGATCCTCTGCAACAACAGCGGATAGCGAAGCTTTACGGGCGGCTTTAGCGGCGTCGGCTTTCTCTGCTTTCAGCGAAACAAGTTCGCTCTCGGCAGCGGCCAGGGATTGAGTTGCAGCCTCAAGTTGTGCTGTTACTTCTGCAAAGGCAACGGTGGTTGCTTGGAAGGTCGAGGCGGTTTCAGCAAGTGCAACTTCGGAAGCTTCAAGTTGGGCGGTTAGCTCGTCAACTTGTGCTTGTAGTTCAGCTAGTTTCATTGGGTCATCTTCCGAGGACAGGAATTTAAAAATGCGAGATTTCGACACAGTGTCTCCACTCATGTTGGATTGGGCGGTATCGGCCAAATAGGAATAGAACTCTTCGGGAGTCATTACTTTGTCAGCAAGTCCCAACTCAACAGCGTCTTTTGCAAAGTACATGCGGGCTTGAGTGGATCTAACTGCCTCTACTGGAATGTTCCGGCTTTCGGCAACATGACTAGTAAAGTCTTGATAGCAAATATCAACTTTCTTTTGCAGGTCTTCTAAGAAGCCCTCTCGCCAACTTCCATCTTCTGCAAATGGAATCTTGTCATCGCCTGCTGTAATGAATGTGCGTTGGAAGCCATTCATCTCCAGGGCTTTGGAATCGTTCATCAGTTGCACCAGAACTCCGATGCTTCCAAGTTCCGAATCTTTGGAGGCGATAATTTCGTCAGCGATTGCAGTCAGGCCATATGCAGCAGAGGCCGAACGGCCATCTACATAAGCCAGAAGGCGAACGTTGTTTGCATCCAGTAACTTGCGAATGTACTTCGCAGAGTCGGACATTTGGTGGGCTTCCCCACCACCGCTATCAACAATCCAGGCGATTGTTTTAGCGCCTCGCTCAATAGCCGATTCAACATCGCCCTTGAGGTCGGTATAGTTTGTTCCGCCACAGTCGTAACCCATGAAGGTGAATGGCCGGTAAGTTAGTGGCCCCTCGATGGTCATTACAGCTGTTTGGGTATCTTCGTTATAGAGGTAGCGAGAGTAAGCATCTCGGTCCTCATCGCTGCGAGCGGAGATTTGATAATCCCCCTCGTTGCGTGTATCTAGGTAGGCCATTACAGAGTGGAAAGTCTCTGTATCAACCAGCAGCGGTTCGTTAAAGTACCGTTTCTGGATGCGTAGCAGTGCGTGAGCCATTATTACTCCTAAGCGTTTTCTTTATTGCCGGTGCTCTTATCGCCGCCACTTGTTCCACTGCCTGTTCCCGAATTAAGTCCAGACTCCATGCCATCCCCGGAACGCGAAGTTGGATCGCCCATCAACAGAAGCAATTCTTCTGTGGTGGTTTTCTCGTCGCATTGATAAGGAATCTCGGCAAGTTTCAGAACCCAGTTCACAACCTTCGGAGTAATCGGCAACATACCCACCGCTTTAACACGCTGGATAAACTTACCTAGTTCCTCAAGGTTCACTGCTTCTGGTAGTCGGTATTCGAAGTACGGCATTACCTCAGTATCCCAACCATTAAGTTCGAAGATTTGGCGAACTAGATCATGATTGATTTGGTTACGAATCTCGTCCAGGCGTGCCCGAACTGCTAGGTCAATAACCGAGAGTTTTGATTCTGAGAGGGAGTAGCTACCACCACCGCTATTGCCAAGTGCAAGTACGTCTGCAAATAGGCCAACCAGAATTTCCTGGTTGTACCGGTTAATGATGCCGTGAGTGTCGTAGCGAGAAGTGCCAGCGATGTTCTTAACGTCGAAGTCGAACATTTTCTTGCCTTGTTCGTCAGTGACGTAAGGCAGGATGATTCCGGACTCTCGGGCTTTGTGTGCGTTAGTAAGAGCCTTCTGGAACATCTTGAGGGCTTCTTTCTTATCCTCGTCTGCGTCCTGCACCAGGTAGTCAGGTGGGAGGAACAGGATCTTGAAGGCGTTAGCGTCCTGGGCAGCGCCAAGGGCCTCTGCTTCCTGATACGCTTGCTTCATCTTCCATGCTTGCCAAACACTCGCCAGGGGAGATGTACCGGTTGGGCTATCTTTCTGCGGGTTGTGGCGGCATAGTAGGAATTTCTTCCGGGGGATGAACTTCTGTGTAAGTTCACGAGGGCCATCAATGTAGCCCCAACCTTCTAGGTTGACCGGGTTAGAATTCATGCTCCAGACATTCTGGTAGAAACCAGCTAGGTCTTTACCACTTCCAGTCCAGCGGAACCGATCAACGGATTCGGGGGAGCGTAGAGCAAGTTTGCGGGGAGCAATCAACAGGTCGTTGTACTTACTGCCCTTGTCTTTCTCACGGTAGCGGTAAACCTTCTCGATGATGGAGAACCCGTAACGACCAAACGAAGCAGCCTGCTTGATGAAGTCGGTCCAAGTGTGTTCCATATCGTTCATGCATTGCTTCAAGAAGATTGCATGGTCTTTAAGCTGTTTATCGTAGCCCTCGGGAATCTTAACTTCCCATTGTGCTGTGGCGACTTTGTTATCTACATAATCAAGGGCTGCTGCGATAGAGGCATCTTTCGACATCTCTTTGAAAGTTTCAGCAGCCTTGGGCCACCGTAGTTCTTCCTGGCATTCCTCAAAGATGTTTCCGCCAAGTACGATCAAACCCGAGCGGCCAATTTCCCCCATCGTAAGCGTAGGAGTGTCGTTACTCCCTGTTTCCAGAGAGATATTATCTTCGTCCATTAATGTTCCCGCTTAGCGTGCGAATGGGTTTTGGAAAGAGGTGTTGAATTGCTTCAACCCGTGGGTGACATTGGGGATTACAACTTTTTGAGCGAGAGCCATAAATGCGTCAGCTGTGGCGTCCACCATGTCATCGTGGCCGTTCTCGCCTTTACGCTTCTCTCCGTCGAATGCTTCGCACTCTTTGAAGTAGAACGTATTGTCGTAACTAACTTTGTTTTCTTCATCGACGGCACATCCATTGAGGATGGCAACACCACCATTAAGCAGCATCGAGGCAAAAGGCCTGGCTCGGTCGATCTTGCGTCCGGAAGTCTTGAACCTGCGGACATACAACCCGTGTTCACTCAGTGTGCGGGCCAGCATCATTGATGCAGCGGCAGCAGCTGGGTTGGGGTCGATAGGGATAATTACATCAACTCGTGGGCCGTCATCTACGCAACATTGCAAGATCCATTTAACCCAGTCGCCATAGCGGATACGGGTACGGCGAACTTCGTGAATGAAGTAAGAACCGTCCTTGAGCTTCGACATTTTTACGCAAGCGGTATAGTCGGGGGAGGGGTTTGAATCAGACTTGAGAGTACCCGCGAAGTCGAACGCACGAACTGTCTTAACGATATCCGTCCAGGCAGGTTCGGTGTTGGCTTCTTGGAACCACTCTCGCTTCATGATACCGGCAGCAGAAGGGCGAACCTTCCAGTTGCCGTATAGTAGGCGCTGTACGTCAACCTCGTTGTTTGCTTTAAGCCTCGAAACATAGCCGGGGTCGTTTTCAAGCAAAACTGGATTGTCATAACAGGTAGCTGAGATGAATGTGAAGTCTTGGATACCGGAGTCGTGACCGCTGCCGTAGATGGCTTCTAGTTCCTCACGGGTGTCTGCCCACACATAATCGCCCCCTTCCATGCGGTAGTAGCGAATAACCCCGTCTTTTGACAGGTCGGGCAGGCCATCCTCGTGCAAATACCACTCGATCCAGTTAAAAATCACGCTATCTGGATCGGGGTTGCACGTTAACACCATCTGAATCGCATTCTCACTCCGAGAACTACGGAGACGACCGCGAAGGTATTCAATTTGAGATTGGGTGAAGTGTGTGGCTTCATCAAAAAGTACAAAGGTGTACTCTTTACCCTGGTGCTTGTACTTGTCCTTTTCGTGGTCAAGGTACGAGAACAGCAGAGTTGCACCAGAAGGGAATGTAATTCGCATCTTCTGTTGGTGAATTCTTACCGGGCTTCTACCTCGATCATCGGTCGGGTAGAGCTTTGGGTACATCTCGCAAGCACGGTCCCACAGGTCTTGAAGTTCTGTAGTTGTCTTACGGAAGATAACGCCCCGAAAGTACGGGTCGTCTTTGTATTTGAGGGGGAAGAGTAGGGCGATGTGGCTCTTACCGGAACCGGCTGCACCACCAATAACGGCGGTGGAGGCGGAAGCCTGGAGCATGAGCATCTGCTTAGGGGATGCTGGGCCGATCAACTCTTTCTTACGCCTGCCTGGAAAGTCTCCGGGGTCGGCTTTCGTCTTGAATGGAGCGGCCATTGGCTACCTCATTCAGTGATAGCGGCCAGATACTCTTTGGTCATCTTGGCACGGTCACGCCCTTTAACACCTACAGCGGCACAGACTTTACGGAAGTCGTTCCACTCTAGTTCCTCCAGGGCTTTGGCATCGTAGGTGAATTCCGCAACATCAATGCCGAAGCAGTTGAGGTACGCATCATTCTTCCACAGCCAGTCATCTTTATCTGCTGGGCCTTCTACATACAGGCCAATACGCATTGGCAGTGTACGGAGGTGAGCAAACTCGTTTGGATCGACCTTGGCACCTGCGAGAATGTATTCCTCAAGCTTGGTAATCAGGGTCATTGGATCGGCAGAGAACAGCGTGATTCGCTGCTTGACGATCTTTACTTTCTTTGCGGCTTTGGTGGTCTTAACTGCCACCTCGGCTGTTGTTTGTTCTGTCATGTGTTGCTCTTATTAAATTCCAGTAACATCGATAACGATAATGTGTGGTCTAGCCTTCACAAGGTTTCCGCCCCAGTTATTACCCAAGTCCGAGCCTTGATAAATGCCCACGTTGGTAAAGCCAGTGATGGCTTGTGTGGTAGTAACTGCGATGGCTTGTTGACTAACGCTCCAATACTGTTCATGGACGTTCGCTAGAGATGACTTCTTGCCATAGTAGGAGAGGGCGGCAGCGTAGGTCTTTCCGTCTTGAGGAAAGTTAACGGTAGTAAATGTATCTTGCGGGACTTGATATAATCCCTGAAACTTCAATACTAGGTTACTACTGTCATAGACGAGCGCTCCAGAAGCATTGAATACCTGCATCCCAGAGTTTCCGGCGAACCCAGGCCCATCATCAAAATGAAAAAGCCGGACGGTTACGGAGTTATTGCAAAATAGCTGAAATCGCCAAACATTGGCGCCGATGCTCGTTCTGGATCTGATAGTAACTAACTGCCCGTTCGTGTTCCCGAGGAACAACATGGGGTTAGTGCCAGAGCAATCGTAGTAATACAAACCGGAGAAGGTTACGACAGGCGCGTTTCTCGCATTGATGGTCTTGTAGTTCTCATCGATCTGCACGGTCCCCCAGTCATTAATGCTTTGAAATCCTGTAGGCATTAAAAGTATCCGTACATGATAATTGCGTTTACTCGATGCGTTGCCCTAACGTCCGAGTAAGTCCAAGTCATGGTGTTCCCTGAAAAGCTCACCTCGGGGAATAGGGCGCCCCACCCTGGATCTTCTGGAGTTGTCACGTAGTAGAATGGGGTGCCATTCACTGTGTCAGTCCAGACTGAGCCGTCAGCTTTGTTTGTGGTGACGCTACCAACAAGCTTGCCGACCCGCACCGAGGTATCTACCATCAAGGCACCAGAGGCATTCCATACCTGTAGTCCACCTGGCATTATGAAACGCTCTTTAGCTGGGCCGGTGTAGGGAGCATGTGCAGTGAGAATTCAGCGAGTGCATCGCCGCTGTCATCGTCGTCTGCCTGGGCTTCTGTAAGGGCGTCTCTGCCGCCTTTGTCCTTGAGGCCGTTCAACTCCATTTCCTCGACCATTGCAGCCTTAGAAACGGTTACTGTGGTCGTTACAACCCACTTCGAAGTGTTGACGACTTCTTTGTCCACTACCTCACCTTCGACACTCTTCCGAATGTTCTCCAGGGCGGCAGGGTTGAGCTTGATTAGTTCTTTCTCAGTCTTCCGCAGCTTGCTCTGTTTGAGCTTGGCGGCTTTCTGTTCTGGTGTTTCTTTAGGGCGCCCACCGCGATTAGGTGAGGTGGCACCATTGGTTGAGTTCTCATTACCGGCCATTGTCTTTCCTTAAAGGTTAGGCATAGGCGCGGACAATCAACTTATAGTTGTTCGGATCGATGATCGCCGGGGCGCCTGATGTCATGTTTGTGATAGCAGCACCTGCACCGGCAACCTTGATTCGAATTTTGGTTGCGGAGGTAGCGGACTGGATACCCACATCGGTTCCATAAGCGATACCGGTGTAAACTTGATCCAGGGAGATTTCTTCACCAACCTCGTAGTTAAACGAATCGGCTACTTTACATTTTAGCGTTAGGCTTACTAGGCGGGGGATAGTGCCTAGCTCAAGCTCGATTTCATAGTAAGTGCCAGGAGATACATCCAGCTCTGCGCTTTCGTATTCCATGATGAACGGAGACACGGGGATGCGCCTTACTGTATTTAGCACTTCGTTGATAGCAGAAACGAAGGTAGATTTATCTGTAGTTGCGAGCGTACTAGGGTCGCCCAAGGCTTCAGCCAGTGTATAGAATGGCTGCTCCCAGCGCTTTGTATCTGCTACTACGCTATTGATTGCTTCGACTACTGTGCCATGTGGCGCGACATTAATTTCGCCAAGATCACCAATGATTTGTTCAGTGGCGTCACGTTGATCGTTGATGCGGCTATTAACAGAACTGATCTGCGTATTCAGCATTCCAGCAAAGCTGGTGAAGTTCTGAGCCACCAGGGCGCTTGACCAAACCTTATCTGTTGCCGGTTCACCATCGAGAATGACAGCCCCACCAGAAGTGCCGGTGCCCAGTCCGTCTATCCGACCAGATAGTTCGGTCAGAATTTCCATAACTTCAATACGATCCCGACCGAGCATCTTAAATGCTTCGGTGAGATTACTGACGAATAGTTCCAGTGGTTGCATTATTCAGTCTCTACATCGGCGTCAGGGAAGCGATATGCGTAGGCAAAATCTGCTTCATTAAAAATGCGACGCTGTTCGTCTTGTTCTTGTTGCTGCGTGGCCATCAGTCCGCCGATGTCTGCACCTACACGGTCCACCAGGTCCACCAGTTGGGATTCAAGGGACATTAATTGACCCCGCCCGTGAGAGCGCCGATTACAGCGGTCGTATAAACTTCTACCAGGTTGCGTTCTGGATCACCGAAGCCTGCACTAAGCAGTGCGGCAACTTGCTCCATCGTTACGCCAGATGTACCACCACCTGCATCTACCTGTGCTTGCAGGGATTGCAGATTTGTTTGGGCAGTAGCCAGGGCAGCTTGCAACGTGGCGATATCAACGCCGATCTGGTTGGCCAGAGCCACGAGTTGAGTTTCTAGGCTCATGCGGGTTCCTTTGATTGCATGTAGGCATCTAGCAGTGTTGTGCTAAAGCCTGGAATTTGTTCTGGTACGGAATAGTCGCCATCGCGGCCAGCAAGTACGTTGGTAAATGCAATAGGCGCTTGAGCGGCGGGAGTGGGGATTAGCACCAGTGAGGGCTGGGCCAGGGTTAGCTGGATCGGAATCGACTCCATCAGCTTTCTGCCCTGGTAATGTCTTTGATGATTTCAAAGGCAACGGTAGAAGTGCTGAGCACGAAGCCGTCACTTGTTCGGACAAATTGAATGTCCATCTCGACGGGGCCAACAGTCCATGCCGTGGTATCTAGCGCTTTAAGCGATAGTGTGCGTGTGGTTGCTGGATCGTCCCATTCGCACGCCAATTCGGCTACCAGCTTCCCTGGTTTCGTGCGGATCTGCGAGGTAACTGCCCAGCCAACGAAGTATCCATCAGCGAAGGTATCGGGGATACTGGCGAGTCTGTGGAAGCTATCGCCGCGTTTATGATTGGCCATATCTTTTCTCGGGAACGAAAAAACCCAGCAGATGGCTGGGTTAACGGTGATTGGAGCGGGTAGGGAGAATCGAACTCCACTCTCTACGGCTTGGAAGGCCGAGGACACGCCTCGTGCTTACCCGCAAGTATTTGGTGCCCACAGCAGGAATCGAACCCGCGACCTTCTG